GTCAATGAGACATTTAGATATTATCTTTTTGCTCGAATATGATTCTTCTATTAAGATACAAGATGATGAGCTGAGAGATACTAATGTAGAGTATATAAAAGAAATAGATAACATCTTTAAAGCGTTATTTGCTCAATACGAACAAAACTATGATGCTGATATATTTTTCCCTAAGGATGACTCTCCTGGTATAATTGTATTACCTGCTAATCCACAAAGACGTATCGATATTATTTCTGAGTATATTAATACAGATGGCGAGCTCTATGGAGATGAATACTCTCTGTTTAACCCTGAGAAGCTGGATGAGCTTGAAACTCTTGTTAGACAGCAAAAAGCTGCCCTTGAACAGGAAGAAAAAGAGAAGGAGCTATTTAAGAAGTTTGGTTTAACTTAAATGTTCTGGATTACTCCTGTAGTTCCATAAGAGTGTCTATTACCACCCCAGGTCCAATACCTTACGTTTTGACCTGCATAAGTCATACTTACTAACTGTATGAAGCTGTAACCAGGTAATATTCTAAAATTTGCATTTTGTGACATTGCTGAACCAGCAAATGCTTCATATATAGGCACTCCTGGAGAATTTATAAGCATTTGACTCACTGTAGGTGTTTCAAGATTGAGAGAGTAACCGAAATAATAAGAATATGAACCAACTACCGGTGATACATAATGTATGCTGTTTAAATTTATAATTACAGGCTCTCTTGCTATAAAACTCACTTTATTATTAGAAGTTCCTCCAAATCTCTCAAATGGACCGTCATTAGTTCCATTCTGACCTAATGTTGTAGTAGTCCAGCCCTGATCTATACCTCTATTATCTAAAATAGAAAACGATACCGGCTCTCTATTATACATATTCCATACAAAGAGCTTTGGATGTGTTCCACTAATACCTACAGCAGCAGTAGTACCAAAACTGTATTCGGATTGACCTGCAATAGTTGTTCTAATACTACCTATTAATCGTTTACTTCTATCTGTAGGGTGAAGCGCTACACCATCTATATAGTTCGTCTCTGCCGTAGAAATAAAATTATTAGGCCCGACATTTTGATTTGACCACGGTCTCGAAGTAATTTCAAACGCTCCGCCTTTTATACCTAGATATATATCATAACATGTATCCGCTATACTACAAATATTAACTAACGGAGTTCCTATAACAGTATTATAGGTGTAGGCCTTCCATGCAGATAGCGCCGTGTCATAGAGGGTAACTGTATCTCCTTTAAATGGATGAACGTATAAGGTACCGGCATTTGATCCGGTAAGACTAGTAGTTGGTGTAGGGGTAGTCGGACTTAACGACATCCTGACGTTCATTATACTGGGAAGAGCTGCGTTAGATACTATCTTAAGTTCAGCACTTAACGCTGCAACATTTACTTCGAGTGTCGATAGAGTATCTGCGTAAGTTGTCTGTTCAATCGGGAGTATGACATCTTTGAAGTCTATAATGTTAGTGCCTTGAGGATTTTCTACGATAAGGTAATCTCCACTTGTAATATTAAAGGTTTGAGGTAGATCTCTAATATTAGTGTATGTCTTTGAATCACAACTTGCCATATTTATATTTATTAGAGTTGATTTTTTCCTACATGTAAGATAATTAAAATAGATGGGTGAGAAGAAAGAAAAGGTAGGAGTCGGTATAATTACCTGTAATAGACTAGATTATCTTAGAGGACTCTTAAAATCTCTAGAGCAGTGTAACGAGGCTATTGATGAACTAGTCATAATAAATGATGGTACTCCAATTAATAACTTTTCTCATTTAAAATTTCCTACTCTAAACAGTGTTTGGCTTAATAATCCGGAGAATATAGGTGTAGGTAAGTCTAAAAACAGAGCTATGCAGCATCTTTTAGATAAAGAATGTGATTATATCTTCATTATTGAAGATGATATGATTATTTTAGATTCTACTATTTTTGAAAAATATATTGAAGCCCACAAAAAAAGCGGAATTCACCATTTTAATTATGGTCCGGGCTCACCATTTAATCGTAAACAAGACATTCAATTTGATTTACATAATAGACACTTACTAAAGCAAGACTCAGAACCAAATCCTAAAATGGTTCTAGATTATAAGACGGTTAAAGTATCACTATTTGAACATACTGTAGCAATGTTTTCTTTCTTTACAAGAGAGGTACTTGAGAGGGTCGGTCTTATTGATGAAAAGTTCTATAACGCTTGGGAGCATGTAGATCATACATACCGTATTATTAAAGCAGGATATCATCCTCCTTTCTGGTGGTTTGCTGACCTACACGATAGTCACAAATATCTAACAGAAGCTCCTGGAGCTATAGATAATTCATCCATAGCTAACAAAACCGAGCAGTGGGAAAAAAATGTTTACGGGGGTAGAGAAATTTATAAACAAAAACACGGTCACTATCCAAATCAGCCACCCTATAAATCCAAAGATCAAGTAATAGAATCAATTAAGAAACTTAAAAGATGAAAATAATAGATAAAAGAATTGAAAAATCACAATGCGTTCCGGAGTTTGAAAAACTAATAGATATCTATAGTAGCATCAAACCTAAGTACGTTCTTGAAATAGGATCGCTAATGGGATGGTCTCTGCATCACTGGATACATTATGCACAAGAAGGATCAACTGTAATTAGTCTTGACCTACCTATTAGTCAATTCTGTGGTCCTCAGGATCCTAGATGTGCAGAGCAAGAAACAGCCATTAAAGAAGAATGGCCAGTATGGGCTAAAAAAAATAAAACTAAACTTTATCTGATTAAGGGAGCCTCGCAACAACCAGCCTCGAGAGAGCAATTAGAGAAAATACTCGGTGAAAACAAATTAGACTTTATCTTTATAGATGGTAATCATTTCTACGAGTATGTTAAACAAGATTTTGAAATATTCTCTAAATATATGCGAAAAGGAGGAGTAGTAGCGTTTCATGATATAGCAAAAAACGAAGAAGGTACAGTCGATGTTTACTGGGAAGAAATTAAAAATAACTACAAATACGAAGAAATAACTCTACATCCAAATCAAGAGAAGGGAATAGGAGTCTTATATATTTAAAACTATGAACGAAAAGCCTACTATAGCAATTTTAGTACCGTCTCGCGAGAGAATGAACAACCGACTTACTCTTATAGCGTCGATACTAACCACAGTGAATAACATAAACAACGTAACACTATACCTCGGCGTAGATGAGGATGATCCAACTCTACATTTAGCAGAAAAGATAAGTGCCGCGATTCCGTTTGTTAAAATTATTAAAATTAAAAATGAAGGTAAATTTATAGGATTAGGTAAAATGTGGAATATCCTAGCAGAAGCATCTACTGAAGATATTATCTCTATGATTGGCGATGATATGGTTTTCAAAACTCTTAATTGGGATGAAGAAATTATTAAAGAGTTTATAAATTGCCCCGACGATAAAATCAAAGCAATTCATTGCAATGATGATTGGCATAAAGCTAAACTAGCAGTTAATATGTTCTGTCACAGACGTTATCATGAAGTTATGAATGGTTTCATGCGCGAAGAGTTTAAGATTAACTGGGTTGATCAGTGGTTACATCAAATGTTCAGCGCGTTTAATAGATTAACATATCGTGACGATATTATGATCGAGCATAGACATTGGTCTATCGGTAAAACAAGTAAAGATGGCACTGTAGCTAGAATGTATCAAGCAGACGGACCTGACAAGATCAGTGACAAGTTATGGTACAAGCTAACTAAAGAAAGAATTGAAGATGTAAATAAACTCTCAAAATATCTAGGTCTTGAACCTGACTGGACTAAGGTCGATACTGTAGAAATTGAATTATGATTATACAAATGACACGTACAAGAAACGAAGCATTTCTCATTAAAGAAATGCTTCCTGTGTGGCAGCGATATGCTGATGGATTTGTTTTCATATGCGATACCTGTGAAGATGATACTGTTGAATTTTTAACTGCTAATAAAGAAAAATACAATATCCTAGAGATATTAGAGACTGAAAAGGACGTCAAGGCTGAGGAATATGAAACATCCTGTCGTCAGAGACTGTTTGATGCGGCTAGAAAGTATTCTAGTAAGATTATCTGCATGGATACCGATGAATATTTAGACGGTTCATTTTCTAAAGAACAGCTCGAAGCTGTTCTTGATCAAAACCCTGATACAGCGTTTATGTGTCAGTGGATTCAGTATACTAGTAAAAATGAGCGTCGTGTAGACTCTTTCTGGCGAGATTTGTTTCACGATAGACTTGGTAATTTTAGAGAGGAAGCGCTCTTTGGAAAAGCCTTTAGCCACTCCGGTCATATTCCCTCAACATCTAGAGCAGCTAGGATAGATCCAAATTGTATTTTTGTAGCACATCTTCAATGGCTGGATAAGCGATGGGTAGGAGTTAAGCAATATTTTTGGAAAGTATGGGATTATGTCAATAACAAAGAACATGGTGTTAATATTATTAATGTAACAGATTATGATGTTTCTGTGAATAACTTCGCCTGGTTGTACGAGACTTATCCCTATGAACTTAGAGTTAGAGAAGATATTTACTCAACTCAAAATATGAAAGAAAACTACAAGTTGCAGTATATTGCTGAACAAACAAAAAAGCACAACATACCAAATCTAGGTGACTGGGGTATGGGTATATATGAATTTGCAATAAAATAACTTGATTATGTTTTTAGCGTTATTATAATGATACTCGCGATGTCTAAGAAAGAGCAAATATTATCATTGGTAAAGGAATACGTTCAAGAACAGCAAGCTGCAAAAAAGTGGGAGCCTGGTAAGGATTGGGTACAGTATGCAGGGCCGTATTTTGACGATAGTGAGTATACTTCTTCTATTGAAACTCTACTTGACGGGTGGTTGGTTCTAGGTAAGAAGGGAATTAGCTTTGAGAGTATCTTTCCTAAGCTAGTAGATAAAAAATACGGTATTCTTACAAATAGCGGTAGCAGCTCTAATCTAATTATGATGTCTGCTCTTACATCAAAAAGACTCTATAACTTACAAAAGGGTACTAAGGTTATTACACCTATTGCAGGGTTTCCTACGACAATTAACCCTATCTTTCAACTAGGATTCGAGCCGTTATTTGTTGACATTGATCTCGACACATTAAATTTAAATATCGAACAAGTTGAAGAGCAAGCTAAAAAAGGTGCGAAAGTTATAACCTTTGCACACGTACTAGGTAATCCTCCTAACATGGACGAGTTGATGAGAGTGGTTAAAGAGTATGATCTCATTCTTTTAGAGGATTGTTGTGATGCGCTAGGATCAACCTATAATGATAAGCCTCTGGGTAGTTTCGGTGAGTTTGCTAGTTGTTCCTTCTATCCTGCACACCATATAACTATGGGTGAGGGTGGATTCGTTGCTTGTAATACCCATCAGCAAGAAATAGTCGCGCGCAGCTTCAGAGAGTGGGGCCGTGGTTGCTATTGCGTAGGAATGAAAGCTGGTTTACTTAAAAATGGTTCATGCGGTAATAGATTCTCTAATTGGCTTCCTGCTCTACCTGATGAGATATTTGATCACAAATACGTGTATGATGAAATAGGCTACAACCTTAAACCTATTGAGGTTCAAGCTGCAATGGGATTAGAACAGATTAAAAAATTACCTATCATTAAAGAAAAGCGCAATTATAATCATCAAAGATTGTGTGATATTTTCAGTAAGTATGAAGACTATTTTGTTATACCTAAAGCAACAAAGAATAGTGATCCGAGCTGGTTCGCTTTCGCCCTGACTATAAAGGAAGGTGCTCCGTTTAAGCGTAAGGATATTGTAAATTTTCTTGAGAGTAACAAGATACAGACTAGGCCGTATTTTGCAGGTAATATTATGTTACAGCCTGCTTATGAAGGCTTGATGGATGTTAATGACGTTGTTAAAAAATATCCTAATGCAAGAAAGGTTACTACAGATACTTTCTTCTTAGGTACCAGTCCTGTAATTTCTGACGAGCAGCTTAACTACATTAGCTCAATAGTTGATAATTTCTTCAAACAATGATACAGCTACCTAACGTAACGCTTTTATGCATTGACGGTGTAAATCCTAATCAAGGAATCAAAGCCGTTAAATACAGCATGAGAGGAATAAATTTTGCAAAAAGTTATATTTTATCTCATATTAAACCAGATATTATACCTGCTGATATTACGTATGTGGAAATACCTAAGTTAACACACGATACATATAGTGAGTATGTGTTACAGCATTTACACGAGTTTGTTGAGACAGATTATTGTTTAGTTATAAATGATGACGGGTTTGTAATTAACCCTGAATTGTGGGATGATGAATTTTTAAAATATGATTATATAGGAGCTCCGTGGAGAGCGCATTATCCCTTCGCGCGAGTTGGTAATGGCGGTTTTAGCTTAAGAAGTAAAAAGTTCATCAATCTATGCAGGCAAATACCTTGGAGAGGAGAACATGAAGATGCAGCATGCTGTATTTTTAATAAGCAATTTTTCCTAGATAACGGCTGTGTTTACGCTCCGTTAGATGTTGCTATGAGATTTTCTTTAGAGTCTAAAATACCTGAGTGTGGAGATTATAATTTAGACAAAACATTTGGGTTTCACGGTAAGGGTGAGGTTTATGAAGTGTTTGAAGACCAGGGTCAACAATTTAAAGATAAAATTAAATTACTCGATACAGTTGTTTTATGAACATCTCTCTAGCGTTTACTACTTGGAAAAGTGCAGACTGGATCAAGCAACAGCTCGATCGAGATTATTTTAATTTATCAGAGGGGTTAATAGATGAGATAATCATACTCGATGATTGTTCCGAAGATTATAATATTCTTAAAGGCTATGAAACCTCTAACATTAAAGTATATCAAAATGAAGTGCAGCTCTCACCCCTTTTAGGTCGTAAGCATCTAGTATCTAAGTGTAAAAATGATTGGGTCTTTCTTATGGATAGTGATAACTTTCTCCTTAAGGAAAGTAGCAACGGTGTAAATTGTTTTGACGTTATAAGAAACTTATCTTTATCAAAAGATACTATCTACTGTCCTGGTTTCATAAATCATTTCGGTTACAAGAACTTATGTAATAAGATATTAGATTTAAACTTGATTAAAGCTCATTTTAATGATCCGTCATACTATTTAAAAATATTTCTTAATACGGGAAATTTTTTAGTACCAAGAGACAATTATGTAAGTGTATGTGAACAAATAGATACAAAATATTTGCACTACACTGTTGATGTTATATATTTTACATACTTGTGGCTCTCGCAGCATAACTTTTTACACTGTGTAGGAGATTATGAATATCATCATACGATAAGGCAAGATGGATTTACTAATACCCATGGTGATCTATCGATTGATAAACTAAACGAAGTGTATAATATGTATAATAAATAAAATGAAAATTATAGACGCATTTCCTTTTTTTAATGAGTTTAAAATGTTGGACCTACGGCTCAACGTTTTAGATAAATATGTCGATAAGTTTATTCTAGTAGAAGCTACTAGAAGTCACCAAGATAAACCAAAGCCTCTCTTTTATGAAGAGAATAAGCACTTATTTGAGAAGTTTAATCATAAAATTGAGCATATTATTGTCGATGATTTTCCTTCTCATACTTACTGGTCTCACGAAACACATCAAAGAGATTGTATAGTGAGAGGATTAAAAGATAATTGTGATCCAGACGATATTATTTTTATATCTGATTTAGACGAGATATGGAATCCCATTACACTAGTTCCGCAGCTACATCAAATTTCTGATGCGAATATATATAAGTGGCAGTCGCTTATTTGTTATTTTTATTTAAATTTGGTAGCCTCTGAAAACTACTGGGTACAACCAATGTTTATGAAGTACTCTCTCTTAAAGAAGATGATAGATAAGGGATATTCAATTTCAGTAGATTTATTAAGAAATCAAAATAATAAGAATGATATTAATAATATAATTTTACCAGAACTTAACGGGTGGCATTTTTCATATACAGAGTCTCCTACATATAAGTTACAGAATTTCCTTCATAGTGAGTATAAAGATCTATCTATCGAATACATTAAAGAATGTATAGGTAATAAAATTAATCCATTTCATAAAAATAAAATGCACACCATAAAGAGTGAAGTATTAGATACTTTTTTACCTGAATACGTTGTGCAAAATAAAGATAAATTTAAAGATTTAATATTTTAATGATAACATCCGAGCTTATAGGAGGTCTTGGTAACCGAATGTTTCAGTACTCGCTGGGTAGAATTATAGCTGATATTAAAAACTATAATCACTTTACTAGTGGCTTAGAAACCCTCAGTCAATATTTTCCTAATATAAGCAATGTTACAGATAGAATCACTACAACTGATAATACAATAGTTGCTGGCTACGGCTCTAACACTAATTGTATACAGCACGTAGATATACAATCTCTATTAGATTACAATGGAGGTATTTATTTAAAAGGTTTTTTTCAGAAACACTATTTGTATAGCAGCTACAGGTCAAAATTACAAGAATTATTTAAGTTTACTAATGATAAGAGTAAACCTGGAGATAACGATATTGTTGTTCATGTTAGACTTGGTGACTATGTTCAACTAAATCACTATTTGTCACCTTCAGTGTATCTAGATATTATTAATAGGTTAGAGTACGATAACTGTATTATTATAACAGACGATCCTAATAACGAGTTTTTGCAAAACTTTCACTCTCTCCGCAATTGTCATATAATGTGTAATTCTACTTTAGATGATTATGCATTTATATATAATGCAAAAAGAGCTATTATATCACAGTCGACATTTAGTTGGTGGCCTACTTTTTTAGGAAATCAAGATCAGGTTTACGTTCCACTATTTGCATCACACAATGGCTATCCGTGGAAACTAAATCCCGGTATAGACGATATTGATTTAATTCCAACCTGTGATAAGTATATCAAAGTACCAATTTAAAAATTATGTTTATTCCACTCAATATATTAAAAGAAAAATACCAACTCGATATTAAAGGCATTCTACATCTTGGAGCGCACCATGCAGAAGAAAAAGAATCCTACAATGAATGTGGTGTTAATAATGTTGTTTGGGTAGAAGGTAATGAAGAGTTAATACCCATTATTAAAGATAATCTTAAAAGACTTAACTCAGACGACGCTGTATTAAACTACCTTGTATGTGATAAAGATAATGAAGAGCTTCAATTTCATATAACAAATAATACACAATCCTCTTCTGTCTTAGATTTTGATAAACATAAAATTTACTACCCGGGTGTTGATTTTATTAAAACAATTACAAAAAGAGCATATTCATTAAAGCATATTATTGAGGAAAATAATATCGATATGTCTAATTTTAACATGTTGAATCTCGACCTACAAGGAGTTGAGCTTAAGGCGTTAAAGGGAATGGGAGAATATCTTAATCATATCGATTACATATATACTGAGGTTAATAACGATTCTATATATAAAGATAATGACCTTATAGTTAATATAGATGAATTTCTTTGTGGTTATAAATTTATAAGAGTGGAGACAGCTATGCTTAGCGAGCAATGGGGTGATGCGTTTTATATTAAGTCGAGGTAATTATGAGTAATAAAATATCTGTATACGGAGCTACCGGATTTATAGGTAGTCGTTTTTGCGATTTATATTCAAATGCAGTAGTTAAGATTGAACGAAATGAAAGTATTCCGCTAACAAAAAATATTCTTTATTTAATAAGTACAGTAGACAACTATAACGTACATAACGATTTAAAAGTAGATGTAGAAACTAATCTTGTTAAATTAATGGACGTGCTTACTCAGATAAAAAATGATCCTAATAAAGAAGAGTATGTTTTTAACTTTGTTAGTTCGTGGTTTGTGTATGGTCAGAATTACGAAATACCCTTTAGAGAAGATCACTCAAAGTGTAATCCTACAGGGTTTTATTCTATAACTAAATATTGTGCTGAACAATTGTTAGTTTCTTTCTGCAATACCTATAATATTAAATATCGCATATTAAGACTTGCGAACGTTATTGGTGAAGGTGATAATAAGATCTCAAACAAAAAGAACGCCCTGCAGTTCTTGATTAAAGAGATAGTACATAATAGAGAGATACCTTTATATTATGGAGGTGAGGTTTTACGAGACTATATATACGTTGATGATGTTTGTAGCGCTATAAAACTCTGTATGGATATAGCACCTAGTGAGCAAGTTATTAATATTGGTAGCGGGCAGCCCTATAAGTTTATTGATATAATCAATAAGGCTATGGAATATTCAGGATCTAACTCCACAATTAAACATATTGAACCCACTAAATTTCATAATATAGTACAGGTTAGACACTCCTACCTCGACACTACAAAGCTTCAATCTTACGGGTTTAAAATAAAATATGATATAAACACCACCGTAAAAAATCTCGTTGATTACTACAAGAGTATCAACAAATAAAATAAATTTCTTAAATATATGAAAAAAGTTGTATATGTAACGGGTTGCTTAGGTTTTATAGGTTCGTATATTACACGAGCGTGCCTACTTAAAGGCTGGTATGTTAAAGGTGTGGATAAGATGACGTATGCTGCTAATAGAACACTATTGGCGGAGTTTAATCAATACTCTAACTTTACATTTGTAAATTGCGATATAAATGAATTGAAGTTTTTATATGAGTGTGATTATATTATAAATACAGCAGCTGAAACACATGTAGGCAACTCTATATCTAACAGTGATGAGTTTGTAAGTACTAATATAACCGGCGTACATAATATACTTGAGTTAATTAAAAACTATAGACAAGAGACAAATAAAAAACCTACCCTACTACATTTTAGTACTGATGAGGTTTATGGTGATATTATCGAAGGTGCTCACACTGAAGAAGATTTATTAAAACCTAGCAATCCTTACTCTGCTACAAAAGCAGCTGCTGATATGTTAGTACTTGCGTGGAACAGAACTTATAATATTCCTTATATTATTGTTAGACCTACTAACAATTACGGCATTGGTCAATATGTAGAAAAGTTAATTCCTAAGGCTTGTAAGTACTTAATGCTTGATAAAAAGTTACCACTTCATAACAAGGGCACGCCTATACGCAATTGGTTACACGCACGAGACACAGCTGCAGCTATTATAAAAATAATAGAAAGTGGAGTGAAAAATGAAATATTCAATATTAACGGCGATTACGAGCAGAGTAACTTTCAAACATTTGAAAAAATAGTTGCCCATCATGATAAAAAAAGGGTTGAAGATTGTATAGATTTTTCTTATAATAGAGAAGGTCAGGATCTAAGATACGCTCTCGATGATAGTAAATTAAGATCTCTAGGTTGGAAGCCTGAAGCAGATTTTGACGCAGAGCTCTTAGAGATAGTAAATTATTATAAAGAAAAATATATTTGGTAGTAGTGACAGAAAATCTTAAAAGACGAATACTTGAAATTGCATATAAAAATAAACTCTCTCATTTAGGGAGTTATTTTTCATGTATAGATATTATAGACAATATCTATAGTCAAATGCAGCAAGAAGATATTTTTATTCTTTCATGTGGACACGCAGCGCTAGCTTTATATGTATGTAATGAAAAGTATTATGGTATTAATGCTGAGGAGATGTTCTCGAAACATGGCGGTCACCCTCACAGAGACGAACAGAACAAAATATACTGCTCAACAGGAAGCCTAGGATTGGGTATAACAGTAGCTGTAGGTAGAGCTCTTGCAGATAAAAATAAAACTGTTCATGTTTTAATTAGTGACGGTGAGTGTGCTGAAGGTAGTGTTTGGGAGTCTCTCAAAACAATAAAGGAACTATCAATTAGTAATATTGTAGTACATGTTAATATCAATGGGTACGCAGCATATAAAGAGGTAGATGCTAGTTATTTAGCACAAAGATTAAAAGCTTTTTTACCGGAAATTGTAATACACTATTCTGATGTAGAACAGTATCCATTTTTGAGAGGTTTAAACGCTCACTATCATATTATGAGCGAAGAAGATTATAAACTAGGGTTATCGATGTAATGAGAAAGGAATTCGCACAACTACTATTTGATAAAATGAGCATGGATAGTGATATCTATCTCGTTACAGCAGATCTTGGATACGGCCTGTGGGACAAAATTAAAGATAGTTTTCCGGATCGTTTTTTTAATGTAGGTTCCTCCGAGATGTTAGGTTTAGGAGCTTGTGTTGGTTTAGCAATGGAAGGTAAAAAGCCTTTCTTTTATTCCATAACGCCGTTCTCATTATACCGACCTTTTGAGATAATAAGAAATTATCTGGACCATGAAAAAATAAATGTAACAGTAATAGGTGGTGGTAGAGATAAAGATTACGGTTATTTAGGATTTACACATTGGGGAGTTGATGATAGGAAAATAATGTCGTGTTTCGAAAATATTAGAACAATGCACCCGGAAACTCTAGATGAATTAAAAAAAGATTTTGAGAGTATTTTTCATAAAGAAGCTCCCACTTACATTAACTTGAAAAAATGAAAAAGGTTTTAGTAACTGGAGGTACCGGATATATAGCAAGTAATATATATAAAAAACTTAAAGGTACATATGATATAGAAACTATCTCTAGAAAAGACTTCTCTTTGCTTGATACAGATAAGGTAAACAGTTTCTTTAGTGGAAAGTTTTACGATGTAATTATACATACAGCGATCATAGGAGGTAGTAGATTAAAAGAGGATCCTCCATCTATAGTTCACGACAATGTAAAAATGCTTTACAATATCTTATCTAATAAAGCTAGTTACAATCGTTTAATAAATTTAGGTTCAGGTGCAGAGCTAGATTATCCTAAAACCCCTTACGGCATGAGTAAGAGTCTAATTTCTAATGCTATAGACTCTTTAAACAATCATTACAATATAAGAATATTTGCTATATTTAATGAAGATGAATTAGAAACTCGATTTATAAAATCTAATATTTTAAAGTATCTTAACAAAGAGGATCTAGTCATACATCAAAATAAGCTTATGGATTTTTTTAGCTTTAGTGACTTTATTAAAGTTATTAAAATGTATATTGAGGTAGAAGAGCTTTATCTAAATAAAACATTTGATTGTAGTTATAGTAAAAAATATAGCTTACTTGAAATTGCTAGTCTTATTAATAATCTAGATACATATAAAGCTGTTATTCAAATAAAAGAAGAATCACTAGGTAATCCTTATATAGGTAATTGCACTACAAGATATGACTTGAACTATAAAGGTTTAGAAAAAAGCATAGAGGACATGTATGAGGTGTTGAAAAGTAAATTTAATACTCTATAATATCTATATGATTATTGAACAACCGATTTATAATGGAGATCTAATTCATAAGCGCTTTGCATATCAGTTCTTTAAGAAAAATGTATCACCTTATGGTGATATTGTAGCTTTTAGAGCTCCTATGTACGTCAGTGATAATCTTATTGACCTAGAAGATTCACTTAGTAAAGATTTTATCTTCAGTGATGATGCTATTAACTTTTGCTGGGAGATTCCAAATCTCTGTCCTATTGGAGCAGTGGCTTTTCAAAGACTCTTTAATGCAGCTATCGCTAATATTCTTGCTATGCTTATTAACAAGCCATTAGAGATGAAAGGCGATGACATTATGGTGCATGATACTTTCATCGGTAGTAAGGATAAAAAGCAGTATGAAGTAGGTAAGGTCAGCGTTTCAATTACCTACTCTAAAGATAACGTAGCTATTGGACATACTGGTATTAATATTAACGCTGGTAATAAGGCACCAGGATTTGCATATAGTTCAAAACTCAACGATGGACAGGTTCAGGAGCTAATGCATCGTGCTATTAGCTACTTTAACGACGAAATTAAGGACATGCAAATCGCCACTACTAAGGTAATTGTATGAACTTCTTTGATATTTTAAGAACACTTCTATTTGCAAAAAAAGCTGCTGAAGATCTCTGTAGTGAGGGACTTCAGCAGTTTTCTCCTTTCATGGTAAATAGATGGGTTTCATTCTATGATAAGTCTAAGTCTATTTTTATTAATGAAACATTTAATAAGTTTGCCTCTCTATTTGAAGATAAAAACGAAATGTATAAATTATACTTTAACTTAATACCGCAAAGTAAGTTTAAAAAAATTAATTATATAAAAAAGAAAAAAGAATCACAGGAGGATGACATTAGAGTATCGGTTATAGCGAAAAATAATATGCTCTCAAAGAGAGAAGTACTTCAATACATTGATTTAATTGATAGTCAAAGTAAATAACAGCATGGCACAAGCAAGCATTGATCAGTTGACACCAACAAGAAGCCTTATTGATTTATCTTCTCACTCTAGCGGTGATTTTGGCTTAGAAGATTATGAGTTAAGTTTTGTATTTGATGATATTGTATTAGTAGAATATGTCGATATGACTGAGAGTAGAGACGGTATTGTTAGAAATGGAATTTATATTCCTACAAATACCCTAACCAAAGCATGGAGAAAAGCTAAGGTTATCCTAGCTGGTCCTCAAGTAAAATATACTAAGGTAGGTGACATAGTAGTATTTCCTAACAATCTTGGCGTTACTGTTTCTAATGTAGATATAACCGGATACGGCAAGGCAAACGGAGCAGTTTTCCTTAACGAAAGTAGAATTTTCGGAATTTGCAAACCAAAACAAAATGGCTGTATCGATTCAAACACTGGAGAATCTTCTCCTCAATAACGTGCTCGATTTAAGATTCGTAAGACGCGTACCAGTAGCTAATAAGCCTACTACTAGGCGCATGTTATGTACTAAGTCTTACAATCTTTTAAATTCTACTAACGGCCGAGTAGTTTTAAATTATAGACCTCCTAAGCATAACAAACAGTTTAATGAAAATAAACAAAATGCGTGTATAGTCTGGGACATCCTAATGCAAGATTATAGAATTGTATCAGCTGATCAGGTTACAATAATAAGACAAATACCAGCTAACGAGGAGTTCTGGACTTTTTTTAATAATGAGATATATACTCTTAATACAGAGCAAAAAATTCTGTACATGGAATCATGAATATTGACCTGTATACAAAAATACTTCAGAACTATTTGCAGTCGAGGGTTACAATTAAATGTAATAATAAAGTCCTCAAAACCGGCAAACTTACGCTTTTTAACATCAAGCAATATTTTATTAGATTTTATATTGAAACTGATAAAAAAACAAACAAGGTGCTAGAATTACCTTACCCTTTTTTGATGGAGCAAAATACCACAGGAAGTTGCACTCTTAATTATAAGCTAACCTCTCTATGTAATAATCATTCAGTAATGGTCAACACCTTAAGAGGCGTCAATAAAAGCTCTTCAAGTAAAGTTTATGATAATATCGTAAGTATTATACCTTTAAATTAAAGGAACTTCGATATAATATTACTAATGACAAATCTTCTTAGTAAGTTTCCTGATTCCTTTACACCAAATAATCAACAAGTTAAACTACTACGCAATATAGAGCAGGCGTTTGAAGACGGATATAAGTTTGTGGTGTGTAGTGCCCCAACAGGTTCAGGTAAGTCGTTTGTTTCAAAGACTCTCGGTAATGAGTCGAGATCATGTTCAAAGGATTTTAGAGATATTGTAAATGCGTATCATATCTTCAAAAGAACACAAACAGGTGGTTATCAGTATGAGGATGAAATGGAGGATCAAAAGTCTTTTGGTGCTTTTGCTCTTACGATAACAAAAGCCCTACAAGATCAATATAAGGATCTCTTTGCAGATGTAGACGTATTAAAGGGTAAGTCTAATTATCAATGTTCTTATGATGAGAACTATTCTACAGAATACGCTCCCTGTCTTCTTACTAAAAAAATTAAAGATGATTGCTGGTCTAAAAACTCATGCCCCTACTATGAAGCGCGTAATAGAGCTATAGTTTCAAACTTTGCAACTCTCAACTATAATATGTTTTTTGCTCTACCGCATCACGTAAAGCGTAAGCAGTATATTATTTGTGATGAGGCGTCTGAGTTAGAGGATCAACTAGTGAAGGAATTCTCTTGTCAAATTAATTTTGAATCATTAAAAAAGTCGGAAGTGGTTATTAGACCTCTTCCTAGTGACAATGATTATGGTAAGCTAGGTAGATGGTTAAGTACTCTTTCAGTAGATATTGAAGATAGGGTAGAAGAATTAAAAGAAATTACTAGTAAGTTAGACAGTGGTAAGTCAACTCTTTTTGCTAGTGATAGGAAAGCAGAACTTATTTCCTTATTAAATCTTCAGTCTAAGGTTAAGACATTAATCGATACGTGGCATGATAGTGAGTATATTACAGAGAGATTACCTAAAGGTGTTAACTTTATGCCCTTGAAGGTTGATAAGCTATCAAGTCACATTTTTGATTATGCTGATAAAGTAATATTAATGTCTGCTACTATTATTGACCCTGCTAATTTCTGCAAAACGCTTGGTATTACTAAGTTTAAATATATTGAAGCAGACTCTACTTTTGATGCTAATAAGTCTCCTATCTATGCTAATACGAAAGTAAAGCTCAACTACAATAACCTACAGGTTAATCTACCTAAAATTGCAAAGCAAATTCAAGATATATGCAATCAACACAGTAACGAAAAAGGCATTATTCATACTCAAACCAATACTATTACAAACTACCTTAAAGATAATCTGCACGATAACAGGATTCTATATAGAGAGCCGGGAGTGAGGAATGAAGATATTTTAGAGATGCATTTAAATAGTAGTATACCAACTATACTTGCATCACCGTCGATGTCACATGGAGTTGATCTAAAGGATGACTTAGCACGTTTTCAGATTATTATTAAAGCGCCTTACCTACCTATGACTGATAAGCGCGTAGAAAAGATGATGAAGTTGGATTTTAATTGGTATATGAATAAGATGCTTAGTTCGTTAATTCAATCGTGTGGTAGAGGTGTTAGATCGCACAAAGATCATTGCGTTACCTATATATTAGATGCAGCTATTGTTGAAGCTATTATTAAGAATAAACACAAAATTCCAAAATACTTTTTAGAGAGGTTTATGTAGACTAAATATAAGAATGAATGACCAAAGTTTTAACTTTGAGATTAAAGATCTACTAACACAATTTATAGCAGCGTTTGATGATGTTGTCATTAAGAGATATGACAAAGATAGAAGACCTAAGGAGACTATAGAAGTTAGATACGTGCTCGCGCCAAAACAGCGTGTAATGTATGACATAGTTAATAAAGCACAGAATTTAACTCTACCTGTTGTTGCGGTTAATATAACAGGTATTAGTAGAGATAATTCTAGAGTCTTTAATAAGCTAGATAGCATCTATAATAAAACAGGCGATCGCTCAAAAAGCAGTTTACTGATGCCTGTACCTATTAACATTGACGTTAGCATGTCGATAATCAGTAGGTATTTGCAAGACATGGATCAAATACTTTCAAACTTCGTACCGTATAATAATCCTTATATTATAATTTCATGGAAAGAGCCTACTAATATAGACTCGCAGGTTGTAGAGATAAGATCTGAAGTACTCTGGAACGGTAGTATATCTATAAACGAACCTACTGATTTAACCTACTCAGAAAAATTTAGAGTAGTTGCTGATACTACTTTTACTATTAAAGGGTGGTTATTTAGAAATAGAAATGAAATATCCAATCAGATTTATTTTATTGACGCAAATCTCGTCCCCATGAGAGGTGATCTTATTATTACAGATACAGACTATGATACATTTTTTAGCTCTTTATCAGACGTTACTGAGACTGTTAGCATTTCTGCTCTACCTACGATTACGAATGCGTATTATAATACATCAGGAGGCTTATTAGAAATAACCTCAGACTTTACTCTTAATAAAACCATAACAGCATATAATGCTTTTGTTATATACGGGACTAATTTTAATTTTACAAATTTAATACTATTAAGTTCTTCTACATCGAGTTCCCTAACAACGACTTTAACCAGCATCTCATCAAAATATACTGGAGGAACGACGGGGTATGTATTACAGCCTTCTTATTATACAGTCTTAAATGATAATATGATTAGTTTAGATTTAACCAGACTGTCAGGAGCTGGCGCATTTAACATCGTAATTAATAACCCTGTAGGCTGGGCGAGTACTTATTCTATAAATAGCTTTACTTTTACAAAATCTTGATTAAATATATATACTAAAGATGGCCGACTCTAGCACTACCTCAAATCAAAATAAAAACTACGTTACAAACGATGGTAAATCGTCTACTTTTGGCAGAGGTTTAATGTCATATCTTCAGAACAAGCTTCCTTATTCTAATATAGTCGACACAGAAAATAACGAATTAAATCCAAAATATAAAGCCTTTGCTAATATAGGTTTAAGACGTTCAGAGGCTTTATCAAAGCACTCTGTTTCGATCTCGAATGAATATAATAACATGCCTATTGGATCGATGGGTAAAGATACATCGTTCGGGCAAGTAATGTATGCTAACATACAAGAGAATAAAGGAGCACGAATGAGAGATTATCGTATAATGGCTGCGTATTCGGATGTGGCTGATGCTCTAGATGAAATCTGTGATGAGGCTATAAACACAGATGAAAATGGTAACGAAGTTAATGTTAAGTATAAGAACATAGATTTGTCTGGATCAGATAAAACTATGCTCGACGAGGAGTTTAGTAAATTTGCTAATTATTTTGACTTTAAAAATAGAGGATGGCAATACTTTAGACAATTCTTAATTGAAGGTGAATTGTTTTTTGAGCTTATCGTACATAAAGATTATTTAAATGAGGGTGTATTAGGAGTTATAAATTTACCCGCTGAGCTTATTGATCCTGTTTATAACAATATTCAAAACATGATGGTAAAAGGCTTTATCTATAAAAAGCCCATCTTTGATCCTACAAGACCTGACAAGCAGGAAAAGATTGAATTCATTCCTCTGGATGAGAATCAAGTAGTATATATTAACTCTGGCGTTATGAATGAAACTAAGAACATGGTACTACCGTTCTTAGAAAACGCGCGTCGCGCTTATAGACAGCTTTCGTTAATTGAGGATGCTATAGTAATCTATAGATTAGTGAGAGCCCCAGAACGTCTTGTATTTAATGTAGATGTGGGTAACATGCCTGCTCCAAAAGCAGAGGCTTATCTTAAAAAGTTAATTAGTAACTACTGGTCTTCAAAAACTTTTGATATAGATCAGGCTGATGTAGTTAAGAAGTTTAATCCACAGTCCATGCTTGATGCATTCTGGTTTCCGAAGAGAACAGGCTCAGAAGGCTCTAGCGTCTCGCAGCTAGCTGGTGGTCAAAATTTAGGAGAGCTAGCTGACCTAATGTACTTTATCAAAAAGCTTTATAGATCACTTAAAGTTCCTACTTCTCGACTAGATCCAGAAGACGCTTTCAGAGATGGCACAGAAATTCTTCGCGAGGAATTAAAGTTTGCTAGATTTATTATAAGACAACAGCAACGATTTGCTGATGGTATTAAGAAAGGCTTTGTAACTCATCTCAAGTTTAAAGGCCTATGGGAGAAGTTAGAGCTTAACGAGCAAAATCTAGATGTATCGTTTAATGTACCTACCAACTTCTATGAAATGCGCGAAAGCCAGAGATTAGAGCAAAAAGCTAATAACTTTAATAGTATTGCATCGAGTGAGTTTGTATCAAAAACATATGCTCAGAAAAAATATCTTGGATGGAAAGATAAGGATATTCTCGCTAATAGAGAATTTTTACGTAAAGATGCGGAGTTGCAATGGGAACTTCAACAGATATCCTCTCTCGGACC